GAAGGATAGCGTTCTACCGCTGAACTAACTCCGCAAATGGGAAAGCCTTATGCTGACTTTCCCTTACGACTCTACGGAAGATACCCGTAGTAGAAGGTCGGTCTCCTTCTATGCTATCTGCATAACGAGCACCGATGTCGCTAAGAGGACTTGAACCTCCACGAATTACTTCACTGGAACCTAAACCCAGCGCGTCTACCAATTCCGCCACACCGACAAGGTGGGGGAGGTCAATTCCCCCGTGAGCAGGCTCGCCACTTATTTTTTACTGAAATAAGAAACAGGCGGGAGTTAACCCATCCGCACCACCAATTCTTTTAGGAAATTGGAAACCTACTTTGTCTCGGAAACAAAGTTGTTGATGACTTCTGCTTGACGAAGAACATCTGATAGAGTTGGATAACTGGCAGCAAAATTTGCTGGAATACATCCAGCATTAGTTGCTTCAGCAAGAGCAAATTCTACATGATAATTATCAGAAAGCATATGATATGCTTGCTTAAAAATTTCAAATCGCAACTCATAAGGTGTTTTGGACATTTTGTATCTCTTGTGTGTATGTGTGTGTTATCGAGGGGGTCCCGACCAGTGCTGTTAACGTCCATCCGTGACGGGCATAATAGGGTCAAGTTGACTCCACCAGTACTTTTAAAGTCTCTCCGTGACTAACTGAACGTTATGATGTCATCACTCATTCCACCCTTAACTCCACTGCTAACATATGTATAAGGTAGTTCATCTACCCCATAATCGTATCCGAAATTAAAACGAATACTATCACCTTCAGGCTCTTTAGTAACTGCAAAACGAGAACTTACAGTCCAACCTTTAATACGTTCTAGAGTTTCAGTAATTTGCCTGAGAAGATAGGGGTCTTCTGTTTTAGCACCAAGAGTCAATGCTTCACGCAAAGAATCTTGAGCACGGTCAAGTTGATATTTGACTAAATCATTCATAGTAATCATCTCCTTTAACATAACATGGAACACGGTCTGGGTCTAACCATTTCGCATATTCGATATCTTCCATTGCAAGAGTACATTGCATAGAATTATCAAACAGATAAATGTCATACCACCGTTTAGTATAATAGTTTTGTTTCTGTAAACGGTAATCAGGTTTACCGTTAATTTCTAGAATACCTTTTTCTACAAATCGATATCCTTCTCTTTCAAGTAGAACTTTAGATTGGTTCATAATCATAATTTAAAAGGCGAGTGTGGTTGGGGTCGAACCAACGACCGACTGCTTAGAAGGCAGTTGCTCTATCCACTGAGCTACACACTCATCATACATCAAGCAGCAGTTTTTTGCAACTCCTTAATCTGTTGAGCAATTTTTTTTGCTTCAACAATACGACCTTCAGAAGCAAGTGAGTGAAGTTTATCAATCATTTCTTCCACAGTCATATCCATACAAGTTTGATACTGTTTGGATTCATAGAACGCAGACATCAGATGACCTCCTTGACTTGACTTTGTAAGAATAGCACGGGTGGGCAGGGGTGTCAAGCCCCTTTGAAGTAGTCTTTTCGCATATACCTGCCTAATATATTAGAATTATAGTAGGCAGGAGTTCCATCCATAAGGGATTCTGATAGCACATTATTAAGAAACAATTGTTTTGTCTCCTCGAAATTGCACATACCTTTAGTAATATGTAGCGACATTATCTTTCTTTCAAAGTTAGGTTTTCCGAATATCTTGATATCCTCTTTTAATTCTGGACATGAACCGTAATATCTTTTCCAGTCCGATTCTTGTTTTGCTTTTCTTTTCTTACCTGGCGGCGTTCGAAAACTCCAGAAATACTTTCTGCCAATATAACAGCGGTTATTACTAACGTTTCGTATGTGATATACAAACCCAAAATAATCTTGTATATCATCTGTCGTAAAAGGTTTTTCATTATACATCCACGGATTATCATAATCAGGCATTAAAAAACCTCTAATTTCTTAGAGGTATTTAGTTAGTTACCACCAGGGGTCTGGTATTTTCGTTTCATTGCTCCTAGGAACCACGCTTCTGTTAGAGATTTCGGTCCTTCCCTGAGTATTCGTTTGTTGTGTTCCGAAAGTTTCTCGTACTTGAGTGCTTTCTCTTTCCAGTCTTCCATATATTCTTCTTTTTATTATCTCAGCTAATCTATAAATCATTTCTGAACCCCTCACAGAGTTATTATACAGACAAAAAAAGGGGCTGTCAAGTGGTCTTTGTCACTCGACAGCCAGCGGCGACGATATTTGGGTAGCCCAAATCTATTTATTCATTCAATAGTTTAACTATTGCATTAAAATAGTAATGTGCATTATGGTCTTCTACACCATCAAATTTCTTATCATTCACATCTTCCAAATGAATTTCTGGATGCGTATGAACATATCCATTAATCCATGGTGGTGTTGTTGGTACAACATCATTACCATGAACAAAACGTAGATGGTCAATACCCTTGATTCTTTCACGAAGTTTTCTACCACCAGGCCTAGGTGACCCGATAGTAACCAATGAAAGGTCTGGGGTCTTAGACAGCATAATATCAGCAAGAATGGTAGCAGTAGCACCACCCAGACTGTGACCTGCTAGCACCAACTTCCTAGATTTGTCCAATGATTCATAGTTCAATACCAATTCGGTAAGTGTTCTATTTGCATTGTCCTTAAATCCTCTGTGAGTATCTTCACTACGGAATAGAAACTTAAGATTAGTTGCCCAATCATTCATTTCATTAGTTCCTTCTACTGCAAGAATGCAATATCCATCGATACTTTTATTCACAATAAAATCATTCTGTTGTGGATAAACATCGCAGCAAGCTTTCACTGCTGCGATAATAACTTCCTTTGGTAATTTAGTATTCATGTTTTCCTCAATCGAAAATACGACCCCAACCATCATTGCCAGCAGGAGCCCAACGCTTCTGAAGCATTGACTTGGTGTAAACAGTATGCTTACCATTACTTACTTCACCCTTATAACCATCGTTAAATGAACCGTATGGGTCATTAATAACGTAGTCATTACCCTTCTTACCAATGACCACTACCATGTGACCACCAGTGGGAGCACTATCAGAACCACGGTGGAGAATACCGATAACCACGGGCTTACCAGCAGCAAGGGACTTATCAATATCAGCAAAGCTAAGATTGTAGGAGAAGTGGGACTTGACACCATAACCTGCCAAAACTTTCGTCTGAACCGCATGGTCCGTCGAATCGCCAATCGCAAATACCTTCGTGACATATGCATCATCACCTTTTGCTCCATGAAGTGAACCAGGCTTGAGGAACTCTAGGCACATTGCACATGAAGATGAGTTACATGTACGATGAGCATCACGATAGTTATCTACCTGATTGAAATATGGAACTGCTAGAACTGGAGGAGTAGGTGGCTTGGTACGGAATTTTTCAATCCATGCAGCGTCTGTAGCACCGCCAGCACCGTCATCTACGAGCAGTTCGGCAGGTAGGGCAGCCTGGAATTTTGCAACGCCCTCAACGTGTCCTGCGTTCTTCTCAGAGAAGAATTGGAAGAACTTATTGAGGTCTACTGCACCACCTGCTGCATTACCACCACGATAAGCAACAACCCATTCTGCATCTTCAGCAAGAAGATTGGGAACTGCTGCTTCGAGTAGTGTTACTCCAGCGACATGATTTGGGTTTTGCTCATCATAAAACTTGAAAAAATTAACTAGATTTGTTGCCATTTTTTTATCTCCTAAATTAATGTTGTTTCCATAAATTACCTTCAGCAGTCCTACGACGTGCTAGGCCTGCTTCTACATTGGAACCAGGATTCCTGTACTTATACAATGCTGCAGGAACTTCGGTCCATCCATCCTTACCCGAAAGAGCACGATTGATAGAACCGAAATTGTCTGTATCACCAATAAATCCAGCACCTAGATTATACGCAAAACTAAGAAGAGCACCTCTTTGATTTGCATTCATCTCATTCCAGAATTTAATTTTCTTTAATGCAGGTAAGAAGTTATGCTTTACTTCTTCAATGAGAAGTTCATCTGCTTCTGCCTGAGTAAGTTTATCCCCTAGTTTAAACTTGCTTCCATCCTTCTTACGAGTATTGCCCCATCCACAAGTGATAGGTTCTCCACCAGTTAGAGGGTCTGGATAAGCATTCAATCTACATCCCTCAAACTCTTTTATTAAAGCAATTCCTGGCATAGGAACTTCATCTGCAGGGGGAACTGCAGGTTTTGCTCTAAATCTTTTTTCGAATTCTGCAACTACTTCAGAGGAAGTTTGCGTTTGTAGATAATCAAAAGCATCTAAATGTGCTTTATTGTTTTCGTCAAAATACTTTGCAGCATTTGTAAATTTAATATCCGTCATAATTGGAAATCAGAGAAAGTTGTTTTTGTTACATCGTGTTTAATACCACCGACCACATAAGATTCAATTTCAGTTTCTTGGGGAGCATTTTGCATTCCTTTGGAATTTAGCCAATGCTCAGTCCAGGGAAGAGGATTGTTTTTCGCTGGGATATCATAAATTGGATTCAATCCAATTGCTTTCAACCTACGATTTGCAACCCATTCCACATACTGAGAAAGGAGTTTGGTATTTAAACCAATCATTGAACCGTCTTTAAAAAGATAATCAGCCCACTTCTTCTCCTGTTCCACAGCTTCCCTAAACATATGTATGGTATTTTCTTTCTCCTCTTCAGCAATTGAAACCATATCTGGGTCATCACCTTGGGCCCATTTATTCAGAATCTTTTGTGTAAGAACTAAGTGTTGGGATTCGTCTCTTGCGATGAGGGAAATGATTTTGGCACTTCCTTCCATGAGTTTAAGTTCACCAAAAGCGAAAGAGCAGGCAAACGATACGTAGAACCGAATTCCTTCGAGG